TCATTCTTTTCTAAAACTTTTTTATTATAATTATCTTGAAATTCTTTGAACTCTTTTCCAGCGTTAATAAACTTGTCATCAAGATAGGCAAGCTCTTCTTTCATGGTTTTTTTCTTTTGTTTTAAATCCCCAGCAACAGTCTTATTATTAACTATTAATTTATTATTAACAACTAATAATCTTTCTCCTTCAACTTCTAAATCAGCAACTGATTTTTCTACTTCTTTTATTTTTTTTTCTAAAGAATCAATATCCTTTTTAGAATATTTAGCTCTCTTTATTGTTTTATTAATTTCAGATAACTCTTTTATTTTTTTAGCAACCTTAACATCTATATCATTATAATAAGAAGCTGATTCTTTCTTGTTTTTTATTTCAAGAACTAAATCTTCCTTAATCGCACCAAGGTCTTCTAATTCCTTTTTAGCATCATAGACTTTGCTATTCCCCTTAGTAGGGGATATAGATTCAATTCTATTATTTCTAAACATAGATTTTAAATTTTACCTAATACAACATTAATAGCTAAAGATGAATCGGTTACAGTACCTGTACCGATAGCAGAAACTTTAATGTATTTTGTGTTAATAGTTAATGGAGTAGTTGATCCTGTAGCGTCAGCTGTAAGTTTATAAACTAACCCAGCTAAAGTATTTACTCCAGCAGAAATACTATCACTTTGTAAGTGGTAATAATTTACACCATCAGTAGAAACTTCTACTTTAATTTGTGCATCAGTTAAACTACCTATAGTAAAATCAAAGTTAATTGTCATTACATTAGATTTTTGAGTGTTCTCCAACACAGTACCAGCAACATAAGCGTTGGTTAAAATAGCCGCTTCTCTAACTGGTTTGTTAATGAAATCCATTGTTTGCATATAGTTTATTTATTATTTTTCTTAGATTTTGTTTTAGCTTCTTCTTTTTCTAGCTTTTCTTCCTTCTCCTTATCAGTTATTTCTTCTACTTCCTTTCCTTTAACTTTATTATATTGTTTGATTTGGTCTGCAGATAGCCATTTGCCATCTCTCATAAATGTTTGTGTAGACATATTTTTATTTTTCGCCTAACATAACTAGAATTTGTCCAGCCATTAATAGGTCATATTTATCATTAACTAAATTTTTTAATGTGCTTAAGTCTTCTTTACTTAAAACAACTTCTCCACCATTTTCAATTTTTTTATGAAGATTAAATCTTTGCATTGTTTCCTCTACAGTTCTTTTAACTAAATTAGAAATCAAAGCACCTTTACAAATATCAACTAAAAAAGTCCTGTCATTATACTCGACCTCAGGTTCTGATACCCATTCTCCAGCATCATTCTTTTTTACATTGAAACTTTTTTTCTCAGATACAATAGATGTGCCATCGTATCTTTTTATTTCTTGATTAAAATTGATTTTCATATTGTTTTTTTACATAATTGCCTTCAATCCATTTTCCAGTAAATCGGATTGAACTGATTACTGGAAAAGGAACAATTATTTTATTAATAACTATTTATTATACGACGTGATATGAAACCTTTAGAATTGCTGTGCCTGTTCCAGTTGTGAAGTCTTGAGTCTGAGCTCCGATGTAAACTCCAATTCCATCGATACTAGCTGTAGCGATAGAGGATAAATCCTTAGAGATTCTAAGTGTCTTGATATTAGCTGTTGCTCCAGTTAAAACTGATGCAGCGATATCTGCATGTAAAAGAGTTCCAGCTCCGTTAGCTGTGTCACCATACTGTAAGCCAACCACACCACCAGCAGCGAACTGAGTAGCAGTGCCTGTTAGGTCTAATACAAAACTATCAAGGATGATAGACTTGCCTGTTACAGCAGGAATAACTTCAATGGAAGTTGTAAATAGAGCGTTGATTTCAGCAGCTGTTAAAGCTACTTCTTTATATTGCAATACAGTAGCATCAAGTTTGTCTGATGTAACTGCATCGTCTGCTAACTCTGCGGTTCCGATAGAACCTGCGGTGGCTTGAATGTCACCGATGATTGCACCTGCTTGTGAGATTACCTCGGTTACAGTTCCGTCGTTTAGTACGGAATAACCGCCACCAGTTGTGACTATTCTTTCTTTATGTGCCATAATGTTTATTTTTTTTATCAAGCTGATTTGCTTGAGCGAGGGGGTCTAACCCTTGCAGTGTTTATTATATATTTGGGCTACGGGGGCGAACATACCGCCCCCATAATTACTACCGTCGTACCCATGTTTACTACTCTATCATAGCATATTTACTGACTTTAGTAAAATCTATGCACTTCCGTCACTTCCGTAAAATGAATATGGTAAATTCGTAACTCCCAAGCCTAGGAAACCCGTAATGTTAACTCTCACAGCTTCATTCTCCAATCTAATCGGTTCATGCATGGTAGGGAATTGCCCAATTTTTACTCTAAGCGGATTCTTAAATCTTGAATCTCTTAGGAAATAATTGAGTTTATTCGCTGAAGTTATGTAGGGTGAAGAAACAATAATTTTCTCACCCTCGTAAAGGTTTATATCTCCAATAGCTACTGGACTGATTGATTCAGCAAAAAGCTTTCTTGCAGTTCTCTCAGCGGCACTTCCTTTTTTTACGATTAAAGTATCGAAGTTCAAAGGCATTGGTTTTCCGCTAGCGTCTGTGAATGCTCCAGCATATTCCTCAATTTCGTCTATAGCAGTTTCTGACATCACAGCTGTATCACTGTTATCAAAAGTATCACCTGAAGCCCATGTATGTGAACCAATAATAGCATTCCCGTCTGGAGCTAAATAAGAGTCCCCATCAAAAGCATCATTCAACATTTCAAATGATTCAGTTAAGAAATAATGTACAGCATCAGTCATTACTTGTTTAGAGTTTTCAGCGATGAACTCATCAACTTTAATAGTTGAGTCACCTTGATCACGTCTATAAGTTTTTTCGTTGATAACGAATCCAGAACCAAATCTTTTTTCTTGAATGGTAATTGAATAACCATCTTCAAGAGCAAGTAATGGTGGGGTTTCACTATCACCTAATTCAATAGTTCCATTTACACCTTCAGTTGAAGTGAAGATTTCAAATGTTTCTGAACTTTCAGCGAACTCAAAGATTCTATTATCTTTATACATCATTAAATCTTCTTGAACGCCATTGTTTGCGACATCTTTAATACCTTTTACGGCTTGTATCGCATAGTCTGCTTTGTTCATATATTTTTACAATTATTTTATTTATTACTAGATCAATGGTAATGCAATCTTTACTCTGACACCTGCAGTATCATCAACAGTTCCTGCGTTCTCACTGGCGTCGACCTGAAATACGCTAGCGCTTGTAGTGCCTAAATCAATAAGCAAGTTTGTAGTACCAACAAGGTCACAGAAAATTCCCTTATCAGTTACTGCGAAATCAGCATCAGAAGTTCCTTCTAACATGAAGTCATTACCTTTACTAATTTCAATTTTTACTTCGCCATCTGCTGAACCATAAGGAGCATAAGCAAGAGCAGTGTCAGTTGCAACAGCCTTAGTGATAACGCCGCTTGTTAAAGCAACTAAATCACCCGCTTCAATTACAGTTCCAGTAGCGATAGTGGCTAGGATAGTTTCTAAACCATCATTTCCACCTACAACTTTAAAATCCATATTTTTTTAATTTAACGCCCAGGCTGACTCTTTTTATACAACGTTTCCATTTTGTCTTTCATAGCGTCCTCCTGAGTTTTAGGTTTATTATCTTTGTGGATTGTATCCACTGGACTCGCACCACCACCAGAGTTGTCAACATTCTTTTCAGATAAAACCTTTGCTTTAATTTTATCCTCTAAATGTTTTTCATACTTATCTGGAAAAGCAGTTTGAGCGGCATACTTAAATTTAGATAGCAACTCATCTTTAGTTTCTGTGCCTTCAGAATTAAAGTTTTCCTTGATTTTATCAAATACATTATCTTCGTCTGCCCACCTATTATCGCCGACAAACTCACGATAAGCTTCTGATAATTTAGAATTATGAGACTCTGTTTTAAAGCTTTGGATTTCTGCACGAAGTTGACCAATCTCCTCTTTAACATCAGATGAGTCAGCTTCTTTCTTCTCAAGTTTTGACAATCTTTTCAACTCAACAGACCTATTAAAGTCATCCGCACGCTTTCTTAAGTCCTCTAATTCTTTCTTAGAAAGAGTTACTTCCTCTTCGCCTTCAGGTTGAGTATCCTCAACTTTCTGACTGTCCTTTTCTTCATCAACGGGAGTAGTTTGATCAGTAGGTTGTTCTACTGTTTCTTCTTTTTTAGACTCCTCTTTTTTTTCGTTTTCCATAATTTTTTTGGATGGTTTTTTTTTCCATCAAATTAATACTTATTTAAATTAGTCCACATCTTAATCCTCTCTTTTTTACTCTTGACTTTTTCTAACTTTAATGCATACAAATGTTTATCCTTTAAAATCTGTAAGGCTAAAGAAGCTCCTTTTATCATCCATCTTTCCTGTTCTGTCTTAGCCTCAAAATGTTTTAAAGTCTGCACAGTAATATTACTTTTTATAATCCTGTGTACATTGGCAGCACTTTTAAACTTATACAATTCCATCTCTTCTTCAGGTCTTAATTTAGTTATTTCCCTATTACAATACTTATTCACATACATTCTTATTAGTATTCTTAATATAAATCTCATAGTAAATCCATATTAACCCCAGCGGAGCCTGGTGCTGGCATACCTTCCATGCCATTTCCCCCAGTTAAACCTTTAGCCTTTGCCATCTCAGCTTGTAACGGATCTTCTTGTTCCTGCTTATCTTTCACAATATCTCTATTTTTACCAAACGCTTCAGCTAAATCCTGCAAGTTTTCTGTCTGGTCAATCTGTGGATTCTCAGCTGTCATCTGATAAAAAGCTATATCTGCATTCTTCTTTTGAGTTGAAGTTTCTTTAATAGATGAGTTAGGTACAACTCTTACATCTAATTCAACATCTTTATTTAACAAATAATCTTTTGTTATAAATATTGGTTCAACAGTAGCTGTAGCTGGGTCGAAAACAGTTTCTGGACTTAATCCCATTTCTAAATTAGCAGCTTTTTTCAAATTATTATTAACCTGGCTCTCAGTTTCATCTCCCAACGATGGAGCTATCTGAATTAATTTCTTACCATTCTTACCATTAGTAAGTTTCTTATTATCAAGAACTAAAAATTTAAACCTTTTACTGCCATCTTTAGTTTCTGACGGTTGTGAATAATACTGTAAGGTATTATATAAACGTAAGAAATATTTATACTGCATAGCATCTTCAATCATCTTAAGTAGTAATGAAGCAACACTTAATGAATTCTCTTGTAACGTCTGAACCTCAAATCTTGTTTTACGCCCACCAGTATCAATACCTTGTGACTGTGCTGAAGTTGAACTCTCTTCCATAGAACGTTTAATAAGGTCTAATACTTGGAAAGATGTTTGGTCAATATTACCAAGAGTTCCCTTCTGAATTTTTGTACCTGGTGTCATCTGATATATCTTATTAGGTTCTATAAAACTATTATCTAAATCATCTATCTCACCATCTACAAAAGTAGGAGAATTTAATACTATAAATAATTGATCTAAAACATTATTGAAAATAGCATTATTCATATCTTGCATTCCCTGTAATTTATCTGGAAATGACTTACCATATAAAAACTGTTGATGGATTGGTTCACTAATAGCAACCCAGAAAGGTAATTTCTTATGATTAAACTCTATTGGTCCATCATAAAGTTCTACACCATTACACCAAATCTTATGCTCATCTTTAACCTCATCAAACCATTCAACAACCTGTACGTTGTTACTACCAACTTCTTCACTAATACCCCAGTTAAAATAACCTGAGTCATAGTAATATCCAGCTGGCTGCACTTGGTCAGCATTCTCATACTTACCAAATAAATCTTTAAATCCATTAAATGATAAAGTCCTAACTCTAAAACATCTCTTAACTTTTACTTTAAAATCTCTTGTGGATGCCCAAACTGTTTCAGGATAAAACTCTTCAATAGGAACTATCTCACCATAAACATCATCCCAAGAATCGTAAGTGGTTTCTTCTGTTTTACTTTCCCCTGTATCAGGATCAAATTCTTTTACATATTTTATTGTTCTCTTATCTTTTAGCCAGCCCTCATAACCAATAACAGTTCCTTCAGTCATACAAGTAAACATCTCCCAGACTAACTGCTCATGTTCTTTATTATGTAAATTAGCAGCGTCTAATAAGTCTGTATATATAGAAGCTCTACGCTTACTATCTTCTGTATTAAAAATTGAATTTGATTTAACGACAGCCTCAATACTCATCCTAGCAGAAACTAATTTTGACAAAATTGTTACAATCTTATTTCTAGTAATTGGGTCAAAAACGTTGCTTTGCCATTCATCTTTAAACTCAGGTTTAGGGTGATGCTCATTCATTCTATCAACACTATCTTTAACATAGTCAATTATATTCCTTGACTCTCCTCCTTTATTAAAGAACCTAACCGTTTGATTACGATGTTCTTTATACTCATTAAATCTGGTCCAAAACTCTGAATACTTAGTATCCAAGTCTTTATCAGAATTATATTGTACTGGTGTTAATTCCTCTTGTTTCTTATCCATATTATTTTTATCCAACCACTCCACTAGACATGGAATAGTAATTTTTCTTTTTTACGTTCTTGTTATTAATATTATCTCTTCTTATTGTATGATTGAAACAGAAATAAGTGATCGCATCGCCTACATGCGAATACTCATTATGCTGTGGCATCTCACTTGAAGTATTACCAGTCTTCGGTTTAATAAACTGCCAAGAACTCAAAGCCTCAATAGTAATAATGCAAGTATCAGAAACGATTATATTATCCATTATATTTCTAGTAGCACCTATCCTATCTTTAACATGAGCTCTTTTACTTTTAAAAATATAACCATACTTACGTAAAATCATCGCATTAGACTGTCCAGATGTAAGTGACCTATTTTCTCCTGAATGTGGATCACCATACATAATCGGTGTCTTATAAGGTTTACTCTGTAATACATCAATAAAATGATATACACTAGTCCCTTCCCCAGCACCATTATTCTGATATTCATCTATTATATAAAATAATCCTTTAGCTTTATCTTCTTGCCACCATACAAAAGCTGTAGTATCAAGTCCAAAGTCAGCGGAAACATATAATGGTAAATCTGGATTATATTCTAAATCTTCTTTTACATTATTCTCAAGATTGAAAGTAGGAAATATCTTATTACCAGCGGAAGCAAGGTAGTCTATATCTATCTCTTGATGTACTTCAGCCATTGATGATGCTCTCTTAATCTGCTTTTCATACCAAGGTGAAGTAGGATTTTCCAAAGCATCATAATATAAACCTTCAGCAAAACGTGGATTTAATGTCCAATGCAATCTAAGATATGGATTATCTTTCTTCTTAGCATTATTCATAATCGTAAAAAAATGACAATTAGTACCACGAGTATTAGCAGTTGAAAGTGGTATACGACAATCTGTAGTAGAACCACAAGACTGCCAAGCTGATTTATCAGTCATCTCCCAAGATGCAAACTCATCAAATAATACAGCCTTACGTCTATCTTGACGACCAAAGTTAGCATTGTTTGATTCACCTGTTAATGTCGCCCCAGATTCTGGATGTATTAATAACATAGACTTATCATGTTTTTTTTCTTTCAAATGTGGAATCAACCATTCAGGATTGTTATTAATAATATATCTAGCCTTTTCGAGGAGGGTTTTTATATTACCCCTTGAATCTACATTCTCAGCCTTCTGAGAGCCTACCAGGAAGTCGTTACCATAAAAATGCCACATATATACAAATATAGCAATAATAAGCCAGGACATCCCCATATCACGAGATTTTTCAACAGGTATATCATGACCTAAGACTATAGCTCTAATAATCTCCTCAGCTGCCTTCTCTTGAAAGTCCCATAATAAAAATGGAATATGTTTCTCCTTAGCATTATCAGCTCTAGGGTTTTGTATCCAAGCATAGTTATTACACCAATAAACAAAACCAGATGAAATTTTACGTTCTTTATCTTCTTTTAATGTACTTAATCCTTTAAAATCTCCTTTACATAATTTTCTAACAAGCTCTCTATTAATACGATACTTATCATTACTTGATGATACTAATATAGCATTACCTAAACGATTGTTTAACTTATCTTTTAATATCTTATTTTGTTCCTCTAATGACAATAGAGTAAATGTACTATTCATAATTTTCATCTTTTACCACTGGGGTAGAATCTATAATATTTCCAGTCGTATCTTGCCCTCTTAAAAAATCTAACTTATCTTTAGCAGTCGGTAATTGCTGTAAAATTCTATCAACATCTACACTAAAGTTTCTTGACTCAGATATGTTCACAGGTTTATCAGCATTCAAACGAGATGTTACTGATAACTTATCAAATAAAGAAGCAATATTATTTAATACCTTTAGCTTAGTTTCAGTAGTAAGTCCTTCTGGACTATTAAGCGTTTCATCTAAGGTGCCATCAATAAAACTTAATAACTTATTCTTCGTTTCAGATAAGCGATAATTCTCCCTAGAAAGAGCTGTAGATTGGTATCTCTTCTCAGTTTCTAAACGTAGATCATCATTACCTTCTATAATCTTCGTTACAGATATTGTAGGCAACCCATATCTGGAGG